CTTGTTTCCCCGCTGCAGGATAGCCGCAGTGAGGAAAAAATCCTCTTCGTCTTTGAGAAAGTTGACGCGGGAGACAACCCGATCGGAAAGAGAAAATATAATATAATGTAATGCAACAAGACATATTGTCGTCACAGGAAGCACTGATGGGCTGTGCTTCTGACGTTAAAGTAAAGTTTCCTGGTCAACAGCTGACAGTGAGACTTCCCATACCAGAGGGGGCCCCGTGTGATTGTCCGTTTACTTGCTCGCACGTTAAAGATCCAGTGGAGGTGGAAACCACTGAGGACCCCAAACCTAGTGGGGTCTTACGACTTCGAAAGAGAGGTAGGGCAACTAGGTCCCTACAGCGCGTTGGCGAAACCCTTCCTGGTTGGTGGAGAGACCTCACCGGGAAGAGCGGAGCTAGGGCGGCTCTCTCTTGGTTTGAATCCCACCATCAGGATTCAGGAGTCAAGGCCGGTCTGACCCGATCGGTTCCAGCTGTGGTGGTTGATGACGTCGCCCAACCCGACGTCACCATGTTGCAAGTCCATTTTTCTTCGGAAGAAGGTCGGCGTTGGCTTTGGGTCTGTCCGGAGCTAATTGCTGAATTGCATCTCGTTCGGTTGTTTAGACCAATTGGTGAGGGACTTCTCGCTTCCCTGCGATCAAGAAGTCGCCTTTGGGCTAAACAACGTGGTCTGTCGGTTATGGATTTGTCTCGTGTCCTAGCCGGCTCATTGGTATTGGCAGCGCTACCTCAGCCTGATGAGGTGGTGGCACTTGGAGCGCTCAGAGGCTCCGCCGGCCAGTGGTCAACAGATGTTTTGGGCGCACTATCGAAGGGTAGGGCCCAACCAACCACTCGGGGTGGTTCGTGGTGGGATGTCTTGCGTCCAGCTTTTAGGTTCGGTAACGGACTTAAGGGCACCACACTTGGTGGGGAGGGTTGCCCCGCCATAACAATGGCTCAATAGGACAGCTATGGAAGATCGGGCGCTTACTGTGTAGGTCAAGAGGGCATGAAGGGCCCCTTGAAGGAAAGGTTTGCTCTAGACGTCCCTTCTGACATGGCTGACTTTTGTGAGTTCGGGTCCCGGTACATGTACCGGTGCTATACGCCTGAGGTAGCAGGTGTGTGGCGTCCCCAGGTGCACAGGTCTTGTGCCCACAACATGGTCTCTGGCCTTCTCCAGAGAACCATGGGTCCCACTCCGTTGGCAACAGAATATGGGCTCGGGCTCTTCCGGCGATCTGCGCGTCAGCTGCGCAGTGTGCTTTGCGGAAGAGTGGAGCAGGTAGAGCCATGGGATCTCAGACGTGTTGTAGACTCTTACAAGGAGAAGAGACTACGCGTGCGATATGAAGAAGCGTTGAAATCTTTGCTTAGCGAGGGGTTGTGTACTCGCAAGGACGCAAAGGTTAAGGCGTTTGTTAAGGGTGAAAAGATGGCCAACTACAAGGTACACAAACCTAGGATTATCATGGGAAG